GTCGACTCGCCGATTACACAACTGATGACACGCGATGCTTCGCGCTGGCAGTCAGGCTACGAGTTCCGCCGCTACATCACTGCATGCGCGCTCGAATCCGGCAACGGTGTTGCGCTGATTCGCCGCGATACCACCGGCGCCGTTGCTGAATTGCAACCGATGCCAACCAACGCCATCACTTCAGAAATGACTGAAGATGGTGTGGTCTACAAGCTCGCCGGTGCTACGTTGTCCTCCGACCAGGTGCTTCACCTTGGTTGCTACCCCGACCCGCTGCGCCCGGACTGGTTCATTGGGCCAATGGACGCCGCTCGCGCTGCGTTTAATCTTGCCGCAGACCAGGACGCAGCCCACTCGGCGCTTATCCGAAGTGGTGGAAAAATTTCGATTTCCCACCCCGGCGCGATGTCGGATCAGACAGTACAAGCCATCCGCGACGCCTGGCAGACCATGCACGCGACGCCCGATGGCGCATCGCGCCCGCTGATCCTGCGCGAAGGCATGAAGGCTGAGAAGATCAGCGAAAGCACAAGCAATGTGCTTGAATCGCGCCGATTCTCCATTCAGGAAGTCGCTCGCGCCTTCGGAATTCCTCCGGAAATGCTGTATCAGCAGGGTGGCGGCGCTCTCGCATCGCAATCGGAAACCGCTCGCGCCTACGTTGACGGCGCACTTGCCCAGTGGGTGAGCGCGTGGGAGTCGGAGATCACGCGCAAACTCTGCAGGCCCGGTGAGCATGCACGTCTTGACGTGGACGTCCTGCTACGCGGAAACATGCGGGACGCCGGAATGGCTTTGTCCAAACTGGTGCTCGCCGGGATTATGTCCGGCAACGACGCACGGCACCGGCTCGGCTTGCCTCCACAAGAGGGGCTTGACGATGCCAAGGTCTCCATGCCTGGCGGCATGAGCGGAGTCCAAGGCGACAACGCCGGCGAAGGCAACATGGGGGACGAAAATGCTTGAGATTCGCACAGCCAAACTAGCCATGACGGGCGACAAGATCGGCGGCTACGCCTCGGTCTATGACGCCCCAAGCCACCCGCTGACCATCCGTGGCATCAATGGCGGCAAGCCATTTACCGAACGTGTGGCCCGCGGCGCGTTTGATTCGTCCCTCGGCAACAACATCTCGCTGCTTGTCGGTCACGATTCGCGCGATTTGCTCGCAAACACCAAGAGCGGACTGCTGCAACTGCGCAGCGATCAGCACGGTCTTGCCTTTGAGGTGACCCTCCCAGACACCCAGCTAGCCCGGTCAACGAGATCACTCGTTGACGCTGGCGTCTTGTCTGAGATGTCGTTCGGTTTTCAAGTCATCGCCGACAGTTGGGTCGGCAACACTCGCACACTCTCGCAGGTTGCGCTGCGGGAAGTTTCCATCGTTGAAAACGGCGCTTATCCGCAGACAAGTGCCGAAGCAAGACACCTTTCCTCGGGCCTTGCCCGTCTTCGTCTGCGTCTAAGGATGCCATCATGAAACTGTCAGAAATGTTTGAGACCCGTAAGGCGCTCGTCACCGAGCGCGATTCCATTCTCGCCCAGGACACCATGTCCGTCGAAGTCGAGGCCCGCGGCCACGAAGTCGCCAACGAACTCGGCAAGCTCGATGCAGAGATCCGCGCAGCGCAAGTGCGCGAGCGTTTCGCTTCATCGTCTGCGATTGAGAACATCGTCAAGCGCGACAACGAGCGTTCGCTCGACATTCGTGACTCTGCAAAGTACAAGGATCAGTTCATCAACTACTTGCGCAACGGCACCATGCCTGAGCAACGTGAACTTATTTCAACCGCTTCAAGCTCGATTTTGATCCCAAAGCTGTACGAAGAAATGGTCATGAAATACCTGAGCGCGAATTCCGTAATGAGGTCCATAGGTGACCTGCGTACAGGAGTTCAGGGATACCAGGCTCTTCGTTACTCGACGCTGAAGACTGCTGATTACACCAGCGCATGGACTGAAGCCGACAGCGGAACCGTGGTTGCAACCAATGCTGATCCGTTGTTTACGGAAGTTGCATTGCCGCCGGTGCTTTGCTTGCCGAAGACCGAAGTATCGCAACAACTCATCGTCCAATCCGACCGTGCATTTAATGTGGAAGAAGAGGTTCTCTCACACTTGCAGGTTCAGTTGTCTAAGAACCTTGAATTCGGCTACGTGGGAGGCTCAGGTACAAATCAGCCAACGGGCATCTTTAAGGTGACCAGCACCACTGGCATCAACATTACCACAGCAACTGCATCGTCCGGCGGTGGAAACCTCCGCGCAAACAGCATTGCTGGCGTGACGTCTGCCGGTTGGGTTGCCAAGCTCCTTGAAATGCGCTACACGAAGTTGCCAGCAGCGTATTGGAACACGGCCGCTTGGATCATTCCGCAAGACGTTTACGCAGTCATTGCCGGAACACTGGTCAACAATGTGCCAATCTTTGTCCCAAGTTCGGACAACGTTGCAACGATTCAGAACGCGGCGCCATTTACCTTGTTTGGGCTCCCAGTGTTCATCACGGAATACATTCCGGCGCAAGTCACCACAAACACCACTGGCAAGAACTGCTTGGTGGTTCTCGGCGGAATCCGAGACAGCTTCGCGATGCGTGAATGGGGGTCGATGTCAGTGACCCGCGATGAATACAGCCTGAGTGGTACTGGCCGTATCCGTTACCAGGGCATGATGTTTGCCAACTCTAACTTCACCCGCGTCAATGCGCTGGTGCAGTTGCAAGTGACGAACGCCGCTTCGTAATTCTGATCCTCTCATCCTTCGGGTGGGTGGGGCTTCGGCTCCACCCCCCCGTTGCGGGGAACCATGGCTCTAGATATTGCTAAATTCAGAAGTTTTGCCCGCATCGTCCACAACGAGGATGATCCGGCCATTTCGATTTGTTGGGCAGGAGCCGTACGCGAACTTGAAGAGCGCACCGGGTGGTGCGTGGAGACTGTCACCCGAACGCAGTGGGTGCCCTCAGCGCCCGTGACAATCTACGGCGGTCTGTACCTCCGTTTGGAGCGTCAAGGCGACCTAGCCGGCACTACGGCGCTTTATAGCGATAGTGCGACAGTGCCCCTAACCGGCACATGTGCCAAGATCATGATCAACGGTTTGATCTACGTTGATATGGAAATTGATGCTCTGACCTACCCGGTCACCCTCACCGTGACAGCCGGCAATGCCGCCTTGAACCCGCTGCTCGAGCTGGCGCTATTGAACCGCGTCGCGCAGAAGGTTGCGGAACGCGGCGATGACACTAGGGCGCTGGACTCGACCTACTGGGATCGGATCACCGGCATGATGGGTAAGGGGATTGGTTAATGTCAATGGGCCATGTTCCATCCGGAATGATGCGCCTCGTGATGACGGCGCAGAATCCAGTACGCACAGTTGATGCGTTTGGCCAGGCTTCTGAGTCCTGGTTGTCATTCGCGACCCTGCCTGTACACGTAGAACTTGCCAACACTTCGGACACCATGGACGATGGCGGCCCAGCGACGCGCACCGATTGGCGCATCCTTGCCGCCTGGCACCCGATGATGTCTAACCGCAGCCGGTTGCTGTGGTACGACAACGGCACCGAGCGCACGTTTACCGTCCGCGCCTGCTGGGATCGCGACCAACGCCGCCGGCGCCTTGAGATTGAAGCCTCAGAGGTGACGCCATGACCGTAGTCAAGGTCACTGTTGACACTAAGGAAGTACGCGACACCCTGCGCCGGCTGTCCCCGCGCCTCAATGAGTCAGTGCGCAAGAAGGCGATCCGCAAGGCCGCGAAGCCGTTTACCGCCGCGCTAAAGGCTCTGTGGATTAGCGCACCGTACAAGGGCAAGAACCCGCACCGCAAAGCGATCGCTTCGGCTACCAAACTGAACTCACCGAAGCGCATGGGCGGCGAAGGCTCCCCGATCCGCGTTGAACTCGGCATCATCCTTGGCAAGAAGGGCGGCGCCAGGGCAAAGGGCATGCAGTACGTCTACCCCTGGCTAGAGAACGGATTTAAGCACAAGGCATCCGGCAAGTTCATTCCCGGTTCGCACCGCAGCTTGGCGTGGAGCAAGGCAAACGTCAGTGCGTTCATGCAGTCGATTGCTACCGAAATTCTTGTTGAGGCTCGCAAGATCCTAGGAGCCGCAAATGTCGCTTGAAGCCATCCATAAAGCCATCTACGCAGCGCTGCTAATCAAGCATGAGGCATACGTGGGCATCCGCGTTGCATCGATGGCTACCCCGTGTTACGTCTACGAGATCACCGGCGCAACACTTGATATGAGCATGGGTGGCGTTGCTGCCAAGAATCATTGGACGATCGCAGTGGAAGTGCAAGCGATCGCCGACAACATTGAAGACGTAACCACGTTAGTAGATGACCTTACTGGCGTCTTTACTGGCCCATACAACGACGTAACCAACCTTTGCAGCATGGTGCTGTCAGAATTTAGCGTCGCGTTCTCCGTCGAGCCGCTTGATGACGGCCGCGAGGACGCAGCGCGTATCGGAACAATCTCACTCACCCTACTTGTCCAGGAGGACTAATCATGGCAATCGTCTCAGGTTACGGCGGAACATTCTCACTGACCCTTCAAGGTGGAACAATAACAGCGTTTCCTGCTAAAAACGTCACTATTTCAGTTGCTCGCAGTAGCCTTGATGTGACAACCATCGCCGACTTCCAAGAAAAGCGCGCACCCGGTCGATTCTCACGCACTGCCACTTTCGATGTAATGGCGCAAAATGGTTCTACGGATAATGCAATCCGCAGCCATATGAACCCAACCACTCTTGCACTGGCAGTGGCTGTTACTTGCACACTCACATACGTTGACCAAGGCAGTATTACCTACACCATTATTGGACATATGACCAGCGCCACGCGCACGGATGACGGCACTGGGCCCGGAATGTGGTCTCTCACCCTTGAGGAGTTCTGATGCCGTTTGACTTGTCTCAACTGATAGCCAAGCCGCGCACAGTCAATGTGCCTGGCGTTGGTGTTGTCATGGTGCGTGAACCGACGATGGCGGACTACGCGCGCGCACCGGCTGACCCGTACTGGTGGGGCGCTTGCATCACTTGCACCGATGGCAGTCCATTCGTTGTCAACCACGCCGAACTAGGAAACATCCGCGCAGAACTTTGCTCGGCTCTGCTGGAGGAGATCAATAAACCATCGCGCCCTACTCAAGCGCCGAGCGCAGGCTCTGGCGCATTGCAGATGGGGAACGAAGGATGATGATGCCGGCAGGCATTGCTGCAACCGAACTGACCACCCTTGAGCGGTGCGAGTGGTTGCTCACGGCCTTGGTAGTAAACACGTTGCAGCAACCGCCGCAGCGCTGCATCCCTTGGCTAAAGGCGGAACACTATGGCAGATAAGAGCATGAAGGCTGTCATCCGCGCCGAAGTTGACCCATCCGGCGTCATCAAGGGTGTGGCTGCAACCAACCGCGAGCTGCAGAAGTTAAACAGCAAGACCAGTGCCATAGCCATTGGTGCATCGTTCAACATGGCACAGCAGGGCTTCCAGATCCTGATGCATGCTTTCCAAATGATCGACCGCCGAATGCAAGAGATCACCGCGCTTAGTTCGCGGTTCTCGCCCGAAGCCCAGCGCGGAATCATGGAAACCACCATGGCGAAGATCAACGACGAGATCAAGTACGCCAAGGCATTTGGGCCCGACGTAGCCGGTGCGGAGCGTGCGAAACGCTCTGGAATGGAGGCACGAACTGCTGCAGACTTGGCATCCGCTGGCAGTGGGCAGTTGGCGTTCACGGAATCGATGAAACAGTCGGGCATGACTTTGTTCAACAAAATGATTGATGGCGTAATGATGACATTTACTGACCCAGCAAAGCAGTTCAGCAGGGAGAACATGTCGAGCGTGTTTAGTAACTTTGGTTTAGGTATGGGCACATCCGGGCAAGAAACAACCAGGGGAATGAGCGACGCTCCCCGCCGTGATGAACAGGTATTAATCGAAATCAATAGAACTCTGAAGGGTGGTTCCTAATGGGTAGTTTCAGTTTCATTGAACTTGCGGGAAGTCGCTCGTACGAACTGGCAACGGTTCCAGCAGAGTCATCGATGCAGATCGTTTACCTGGTGAAGTGGACTTCTGCCGGTACTGACGTTCCGACCGAAGCGCAGCTGATCGCATTCTGTCCGCAACCAAACACCCGTATTGATTCCCTGATCTACGGCAGTGATTATTATTTAAAGACCATGGTGGTTCGCTCGGTTGACATCCAACCGATCCGCGAGCAGGCTTACCACTACCGCGTGACCGTACGCGCTAGCACTCGCCGCTTTGGTCTGACCGATCAGACTGATTTCTGCCAGTGCACCCGCGCTACCGTTGTCCGCTCAACTGCTATGTATCGCAAGGGCGCAACCTTTCCAACCAATGGCACGGTTGCGTTTACTGGCGGTGCAGACATTGGTGGGGACAAGGTGGACACCAACGGTAAGGCAAAGAGCTACGAAGTACCTCAGCAGATTGTCAGCATTGAGATCCAATACGATCGGACGCTCCCGCAATCATCGCCATCGGCGGAACCGCCATGGGCATCGTTTACAACTTATGTAGGAAAACGGAACGATGCAGTATTCTTAGGTGCTCCAATTGGAACGCTGTTGTACCAGGGCTTTCAAACGGCGCCAATCGATAGCAACTACTACCGGATGTCGCACACTTTCTTGTATGACGCCTGGTACCACCTCGAGCAAATCCCTGCGCCAAACCCGACCGGCGAACCGATCTTGACTGCCGGCGTCACCATCGGCACGTATCCAATCTTGCAAGTGGCATCCGTTGTGTGGTTGCAAAAGTACAGCGATACCGCTTCTTTCTCTTCAATTATTACCGCATCACAGTTGCTTTCCTTGACCAACCCCGAACCGCTCGCTATCGCCTAATGGCAATTCATAACCCCGTATTCACCTCGAACCTGTATGGCGGCCTTAGCCGGCACGCTATGAACAGTTTTGCGCAGGCAGTACGCCAGGTGAACGCCAATTCTGAGGGCGTGACGTTTAGCCAGGCACAGGTGTTTGCCAAGGCGCCTACCAAGTCTGTCCTGGCATCGATCGAATCTGCCACGCTTTACGCGGACAACCGATGGACGTACTCAGTGAAGATATGGTTTCCGACTCCGATCGGTGGCGGTGGGATTACTGTCCCAACGGCAGACCTAAGTGGAACGTACACCGCCGCGGTGAACCTTCGCGAGTGGCACAACACGTTGAACATCGTTGACGGGATGAACATCTCCGTATCGCCAGCGGCGACCATCGGGCCCGTGGGCAGTCAATACAACACCATTACGGACGTATGGCCAACGACACAACTTAGCGCCAAGGTTGAACTGCATATCTGCTATGACAGTTCGGGCGCTACGTTCGCGTACTTCGATCGACCAAACCCAGTGCGATGCACACCAGCGGAGCAATAAATGCCAAACCTAGACCTAGCGCTTTCATACCCAGGAGTCGTAATCGTCCCAGGCGAAGAGTGGGTACTTGCCGGCACAGTCCAGGTGGAAGGCACCTCGACCGCGCAGAACCTGACCGGCTACACGGTCAAGGGCAACGTGCAGATCGGATCGACGAACACGCTGAACACTGGCACGTACGCCGTAGTGGTTGCCGCGTCAGGGACGTTCACTTGGACGCTATCGATGGCGCAGACTGCCGCATACGCGTCTAACTCATGGGGCACAATCGTCCTGTACCTCGACCACGCTAGCACCGATTCGCTGCACATTGCGACTATCGGCTTTCGCACCTCAGCGGAGACCATCTGACTATGTTTACCTCCATGTTTCGCAAGGCGATGCTGGGCGACACTGCGCTGCTATCACTGGACTTCACCGCTGGCACAGTGCCGACTGCATTGACGTTCACACGCGCAGATTCCACGGCGCGCGCGACGTACATCGATGCCAGTGGGTACGTGAAGACGGTTGCCAGTGCGGGCGCTGCGCGATTTGATTACGTTGGCGGCGTGGCGAAGGGCTTGCTAATTGAGGCCAGTGCTACGAACTTGTTTACGTACAGCGAGGATTTCAGTAACGGTTCGTGGTTGAAATCAAATGCAACTGCTTCTACTGATGCGACCACAGCACCTGATGGAAATTCAACGGCTGATTACATGTTGGAGACTGCCGGTACTTCAACTCGTTACTTTGCTGGAAATGCAGGTTCACCAGGCACAAGCACTGAAATAAGAACCTTTTCCGTGTATGTCAAAGGCGGTCTCGGTCGGCAGTGGGTTAATTTGTCAGCAGCAAATGGCTCTGGTGGACCGTACTACAGAATCACGGCAGATCTTAGTGCTGGAACAATCGGCAGCACCGAACTCGTAAACACCGGTACATGGTTTTCAACTACTCCAACAAGTAGCATTTCTGCTGCTGGGCCGAGTGGAAGTGGTTGGTATCGAATATCTATTACTGGGCGTTTGTGTCAATTTTATTTAATTTGTCCAAGTGATACAGCCACTCCGGGTGGTGCTAATACAAATTTCGGTCTTGGTTCTGCCTACGCCGGTGACACTAACAAGGGCGTCATATTGTGGGGCGCACAACTAGAGGCAAATTCTAGTGCAAGTTCTTACATCCCTACCACCACCGCTTCACTGACCCGCCTAGCCGATGATGCCGTAATCCGCAGTACCGCGTGGACATCGCTCTACGCGCAACCGGGCGCAATGGTGGTGGAGTTCTACCGCGGCGCGTACGGTGCTGGCGATCGTTCGATCATGTCCACCGATACAACAGCCACACGGCACTGGCATCTCAAGCAAGCAAACGCAAGCGCCACGGCGCAGATCGCTTTCAGTGCTGGTTCACCAGTAACGCAGACGGGACTAGTGAGCGGACTCAACAAGGTGGCGATCGCTTGGAACGCGCCCACGCCTACGTCTTCGTTCGACCTATGCGTGAACGGTGCTACGCCGACATTTGGCGGTAGCAACGTGGGCACCACGCTCTCGACCTGGCTAACCCTTGGATCCCAATCGACCACGGGCGTAAGCGGTTCCGGTACGTGGGATGGCTACCTAAACAACTCCATTAAGAGCGTGAAGTACTACAGCGCCTTGACCTACGCAGAGATGATTGCGAAGACCACATGACGAACTACTACCTACGCACTACCACACTGGCGCAGATGAATACGGCGCTTGCGTTGATCCCTGAGCCACGTTACATCGACATGATCGGCACGATGGGCGCTGTGCTTGATCAAGACGGCGTGGAGATCACTCCGGCAGACTTGCGAATCCATGCCAACGTGCGGTGCGAGACCATTGCGCCCGCGCTGCTTGCCACGCTCCCAACGTGTCTACCGGCCACGCCGCGCAGGGAGTTCGTCTGATCTACCTCGCCGTCATCGTCGCTTGCCTATTGACTGGCTGCGCTTCGCAGACTGCGATGATCTCACAGGCAGCGACATCGAGCGCGGCTAGTGCTGCGCTGGCACGTGCGTACCTAGTGCGGGCAAGCGCCGAACTCGACAGCATCGAGGCGCAAGCCAATGCGGTGCACGAAGCCATACCGTACGTCAGCGATGACACGCATCCGATCTTCAGTACGCTGACCTACATGAGCATCGGCGCATCGGTGCTCGTAGCCGGTGCACTCATCTACATGTACATACCACGGAGATAAGGAATGCTGACTACAACCCAATACACGATCTGGATGGTGGCGCTACTCGTAGTCACGTTTGCGGGTGGATGCTCAGTCGGAAACACGTTCAGGAAGTTCAGACCAGTAGGAAAGAAGGCACGGAAATGATCATTGCATCAATGGAATCGCTCATCGGTAGTCTTTGGTTCGGCATCATGCTCGGCGTGATCGGCGTAGTGGGCGGCTACATCTACTGCCGTCGGCAGGGCGGAAAATGAGCCGACGGCGGATTTGCTGTTGCACTGGTGAAGAACCACCGCCACCGCCTGACGTAATGCCAGCGCGGGCGGATTGCAACATCACGTTTCCGTCTACGTTCCCGGCCCGTAGTTATACCTTTAGCGTGTCGGGATCTATTCAAGCGCTTGCATATGGGATCAACGTCCCACCGCTATGTGAGCCAGGCAGCGAATTCATTGCCCACACTGATTGCACGCCGCGAGCGCTTCAGCAGGATTACATTACGTATGCGCCCGATTGCAATCCGGAAGACCCGCAGTGCCGATCAAACAGCAAGGCAGTAGGTACAAGCAATTACAGTGGCACATTTGTCATTGCCGGTGCTACCAACAATGGTGGTATTTGCAATTCAGAGCGACCGTTTATTAGTTCTGTGTCGACGGTTTCATGTGGTGGCGGCGATACAGTTATCCCGCTTCTTGCAGTTGCGTGCGATCAAGAGTTCTCTTCTAGCTGCGGCCGCAGTGGCGCGTGTTACAACACAAGCACGATCGTGATCTTTATTACTGCTGGCGACAATGTCACGTACTCGCAAACCGATCAGAATTGCGACGTGACTTCACAAACCGTGTGCCTGACGCAATCAATGGAATGCACATACCAAAGGCGCAAAGCAACTACTGATACTTGGATGGCTGAAGGCCTTTACTACCTTGTGAGATTGAGCGGCCGGCAATTGAACCAAGGCTGTACGGCTATTCCTGATCTGTGCGGCTCGGTGACATCGCCGATTAGCCGCGCTGGCGTTCCATCAACCATTACCGTGACAGGGTTCTAATGATCCGCATCAAGTACATCCACGCCGGAGTGACTCGCATGGCCGTAGCGCAGATCCTGCCCGACGGTGAGTTAGAGTTTGTGGGCAAGTCGGAAGTGACGCCAGGCATCGGCGATGTTGTCGCCGCAGCCACAACTGCCGTAGGCGTAAAGCCTTGCGGCGGGTGCAAGAAGCGCCAGGCAGCGCTAA